TTTTCGGTATTCGACATTAGCACTAGGCCCTTTAAACAAGTCGCTGTATATCGCAATAATACTATCTCTCCAGTTCTCTTTCCTAATATTATATATAAGTACGCAAAGTTCTATAATGACTGTTATGTCGTTATTGAGTCCAATGACCAAGGCTCTGTAGTCTGTAATGGACTGTATCAAGAACTAGAATACGAAAATACTCACATGGAGTCTGCAATAAAAGCTGACAGAATTGGTATTGAGATGACACGTAAGGTTAAACGTATTGGTTGTTCTGCAATCAAGGATATACTGGAACATAAGAAACTCCAAATATTTGATGAACAAACTATATTAGAAATATCTACTTTTGTCGCAAGAGGACAATCATATGAAGCATCTGACGGTAATCACGATGACCTAATGATGAACTTAGTATTGTTTGGATACTTTGTTTCTGGAACATATTTTAGAGATATGACAGATATTAATCTAAAAGAGATTATGTTCTCAGAAAGAATGAAAGAGATAGAACAAGATGTAGTTCCAGTAGGGTTTATAGATGACGGAAGTCAATATATGAATGAGTTAGAGAATAGAGAACAAAACTGGATAGAACAACCATATAACGCAGAAGACGATGAATGGTAGTTGAAAAACTCATTTTTTATAAATAAAAGTATTATTGAATATAACCGTATTATGTTAAACTTATAATTAGATAAAGGATTTAAAAATGGCATTATTTTCACCGTCAACAAGTCCTAGTGTATCCGTAAAGGAAGTAGACCTAACGGGAGTAGTCCCTAACGTACAAACTTCAACGGGTGCATTTGTAGGAAACTTTAACTGGGGGCCTGTATACGAACCAACACTGATTTCAGATGAAGCAGGGTTAGTCTCTACTTTTGCAGCTCCTTCAACAACAAACACCGTAGATTTTCACCAAGCCGCAATGTTTCTGAAATATTCATCGCAACTATTCGTAGTTCGTGAATGTGACTCAGATGCAAAGAATGCCCTTGCAGTAAATAACTTAACTGCAACTGCATCAAGAGGAGCAACTTCTGCGTCCGCAACAAACCAAAAACTTGGTAATCTAGATAATTACGAAGCCGCAACGATTGACTCGTCTGACGGTGCGTTTATCGCTAGATACCCTGGCGCATTAGGGAACTCACTACTTATATCAATATGTGGTTCAGACTCAGATGCTGGTGGTGCAACTAACTTTAACGCATGGACTTATGGTAATTCATTTGACGGTGCTCCAGGCACTTCATCTTATGTAAGTGGTCTTGGTGGTAAGAATGACGAAATTCATATCGCAGTAGTCGATGAAGACGGAGAAATCTCTGGTACTGCGGGTACAGTTTTAGAAACATATCCTTTCGTATCTGTTGCAAGTAATGCTAAAGCAACAGACGGAACATCTAATTATTTTAAAGACGTGTTAAAAGCAAGGTCAGAATACGTTTATTGTGGTGATTTCCACAGAAACGACTCTGCATCATTAAGAGACTTTTCTGGTTCTTTATGGTCAACTGACGCAGTAAATGGTTCACAAGACTTCGCTGCTGATGTAAAATTTGGAACTGGTCAAAACGAATGGTCATTTACTGGTGGTGTGACTTCCACAACATTAGGTAATGATGACATCTTAAGAGGTTTTGATAAGTTTGAAGATAAAGATAACATCGAAGTAGACTTCTTAATTGCACCACAAAGAATTGCAGATGCAGACGCAACCGTAATAGTAAATGACTTAGTCAGTACTGCAGCTTCATTAAGAAAAGATTGTATTGCAGTTGCATCTCCAAGTAGAAATGCAGTTTGTGTCACTGGTACAACCACTGCAGTTAAAGCATGTAATGACACTTATACAAAAGGTTCATATTTGGTGACAGACAATAACTTTTTAAAAGTATACGATAAGTATAATGACCAATTTATTAAGATACCCGCAAACAGTTCAGTTGCGGGTCTGATGGCCGCAACAGACTTAGTTGCAGCTAATTGGTTCTCACCTGCTGGACAACGAAGGGGTAGGTTATTGGGTATAACCGATATCGTATTGACTCCTTCAAAAACAGAAAGAGATGTATTGTATAAAGCGGGTATAAACCCGATTGCAAATATTCCAGGCCAAGGTATCATGTTGTTTGGGGATAAGACCAATGAGTCAAGACCTTCTGCATTCGATAGAATAAATGTTAGAAGACTATTCTTAGGTATAGAAAGAGCAATCGCAATTGCGGGTAGAAATGTAATGTTTGAATTCAATGACGAGTTTACTCGTGCAGAATTCGTAAACATTGTAGAACCTTTCTTAAGAGAGATACAAGGTCGAAGAGGAATTACGGACTTTAGGGTTGTTTGTGACTCAACAAATAACACTGCGGCCGTCATAGATAGAAATGAATTCATTGCATCTATCTTCATCAAACCTGCTAGAAGTATTAACTTTGTGACACTTAACTTTGTCGCAGTTAGAACTGGGGTAGAGTTTGAAGAAGTCGTAGGTACAGTATAAATAAGGAGAAAGTAAGACAATGGCAATACTAGGAGTAGATGATTTTAAATCGAAAATAAGAGGTGGTGGTGCGAGACCCAATCTCTTTAGGGCGACTGTTAACTTTCCCACCTATGCAGCTGGAGATGTAGAACTTACATCTTTCATGTGTAAAGGTGCTCAACTACCTGCTTCCGTAATGACTGCAATTGACGTACCATTTAGAGGTCGTCAATTAAGAGTTGCGGGAGACAGAACATTCGAGCCTTGGACAGTGACTATCATTAATGATACTGACTTCGCTGTAAGAGACTCAATGGAAAGGTGGGCTAACGGTATCAATAACCACAAAGCAAATACTGGACTAACTAATCCTACAGATTATCAAGCAGATTTATTAGTTGAACAGTTAGATAGAGACGAGTCTGTAATAAAAACTTACAACTTTAGAGGTTGTTTTCCAGTTAATATTGCAGCTATCGAGTTAAACTATGAGACTGTAGACACTATTGAAGAGTTTACTGTAGAGTTTGCAATTCAGTACTGGGAGAGTAATTCGACAACATAGTCTTTAGGACATATATAAATAAAGGTGTAAACCTTTATAATGGGTGAATTGAATAGTATGGAAATAATATATGGCAGAACAAGACAATAGTATCTTTAAACTTTTTGGTTTTGAACTTAAAAGAGCTGAAGAAAAACAAAAAGAAGAAAAGAAAAAGAAACTTCAATCTATAGTTGCACCGACTGACCCAGACGGTGCTGGTTATATCACTGCGAGTGGTTCTCACTATGGTCAATTTCTTGACATGGACGGGACTCAAGCAAAAGACAACCGTCAACTTATTCTTAAATATCGTGGAGTTGCAGTACACCCAGAAGTAGATGCAGCTATCGAAGACATTGTAAACGAAGGTTTTGTTAATGACGAAAACCAATCCCCCGTAGAATTAAATCTTGATAATGTGGACGCACCAGATAACATCAAGAAAACTATGATAGAAGAGTTTGAGAAAGTTTGTCAGATGATGAAGATACAAGATTTAGGTTCTGATATTTTTAGGTCTTTCTATATTGACGGTAGAGTGTATCATCACTTAATCGTAAATGAAGAACAACCCAAACTAGGTATTCAAGATATAAGAAACATTGATGCAACTAAAGTTAGAAAAGTTAAAAATATCAAGTACAAAAAAGATGAAGCAACTGGTGCAAAGGTTGTAGATAAAGTAGAAGAATTTTATATCTTCCAAGAAAAGAGTGGAAGTAATCAAGGGATTAAATTATCTCCAGACTCAGTATCGTATGTCACGTCTGGACTGTTAGACCCTGCTAAAAAAACAGTACTATCGTACTTACATAAAGCATTAAAACCTATAAACCAGCTTCGAATGATGGAAGACTCTCTAGTAATCTATCGTCTTGCAAGAGCTCCAGAAAGAAGAATATTTTATATTGACGTTGGTAATATGCCTCGTGGTAAATCAGAAGCATATATGAAAGACATTATGACTCGTTATCGAAACAAGTTAGTCTATGATGCAAGTACTGGTGAATTAAAAGACGACAGAAAACACATGAGTATGTTAGAAGATTTTTGGTTGCCAAGAAGAGAAGGTGGTAGGGGTACTGAGATTACTACACTTCCTGGCGGAGAGAACTTAGGACAAATAGAAGACATTATCTATTTTCAAAAAAGATTATATCGTTCATTGAATGTACCTTTAAGTAGGTTGGAACAAGAAGCACAATTTAGTCTGGGTAGAAGTACTGAGATTAATCGTGATGAAGTTAAGTTCCAGAAGTTCATTGATAAAATACGAAAAAGATTTTCTAAGATGTTTATTGACATATTAAGAAAACAACTACTCTTGAAAAGTATTATTACTGAACAAGATTGGGAGTCTTGGAAGAATGACATTACTGTTGATTTCTTACGAGACAATCACTTTGCAGAACTAAAAGATGCAGAAGTATTACAGAACAGACTGAATACTTTAGACCAGATTTCAAGTTATGTAGGTGAATATTTCTCACGTGAGTGGGTAATGAAAAATGTTATGATGATGTCTGATGAAGACATTGAACAAATGAAAGACCAAGTTGAAGGAGAAAATGCATCTGGAGATGATGACTCCGAAGATGACGGTGATGACTTTTAATTATAGGAGAAATTATGTTTGAAGAAATATATAAATGGTTCATGGAACTTTTTGGGGTAAAGGAAGAAGAAAAACCCGCACCTAAAAAGAAACCAGTTGCGAAGAAAACTGCAACTAAGAAAAAACCAGCCGCAAAGAAAACTGCGACTAAAAAGAAAACAACTGCAAAGAAGTAGGTAATAAACATGGAAGAAATAGAAGACTTTGAATTAGAACAAGAAGTTGACGGTACTGAACCAGAAGTTCAAGAAGTTGAATATCATGACCAAGACGAATTACCGTCTGCGGTTGATGATGCAGCTGATGTAATGTCTGAATATACTCCACAAGACGAACTATCTTTGGGTATGGAAAACGATGAAGAACCCGTAAGGGACTTAGTTGACCAAATAACTGGAGACGATTTAGTTAGTGCAGAAGGTTCGTTCACGTCTATTATCGCAGATAAGATAAGAGATGCGTTGGATAATAAGAAGGTTGAGATTGCAAACTCTGTATACAATGGTATAGATGCGTCTGAGACCGAAATAGAAGACGCTGGAGACCCGATTTCAGACGAAATGACTGATAGTATGGAAGAAAACTAGTATCAAAATCTTCTTTTGTATAAATAATAGTTATATAAAAAAGATATGAAAAGTTTTCTTCAAATAAGGGAGGCAACTTCCAAAGGAAAGGTAGTCTTCAAGAAGAAGATTAACCGTATTGATGTGGAAATCTACAAGGAGACTGGTAGATTGCCTTTTGTCGCATTTGTAGATGGCGACAAACTCGATGCGTTTAGAAGTCAGAAAGATGCAGAATTAGCTGCAAAGGAAACTATTAAAGCACTAACATGAAATTAATAACAGAATATAATCAAAGTAATTTAGAATGTTTAGTTGAGAAAAAAGAGAATGGTGAAAAGGATTACACCATTCAAGGTATCTTTGCACAAACAAATAAAAAGAACAGAAATGGTCGTATATATCCAAGAGATACAATGGAACAAGCCGTTGCAAAATACGACAAAGAACAAATTCAAACTAAGAGGTCAGTTGGAGAGTTAAACCACCCAGAAGGGCCAACTGTGAA